TTAACATAACGCACATAATATGCACTGAGGTAACAGTTCGTTAACCTGACTCATTGACACCGCTAGACCACCGCAAAGCATTGATATTGTTCTTAATCCTAGCCCGTTCTGCTTTTTTGCAATGCTTTCCCACAGCGCTTTGATGCGTGGGTTCTCGTTGCGGTCTGCATGACATCCTAATAATGCAATTTCGGGATCAATTCCTGCTGACTCTGCAAGAAAAATTGCTTCCTCATCAGATATATATCTAACCCCAGTTCTCATTTTGCTTATCTTTTGTGGCGATAAGTTCAAGTCGTGTGCAATTTGCTTGTCTTGTACGTAGTTTTTTGCCTTTTTGTAGGCATCTAACAGCTCATTTGCGTACATATTTACCCCTCCATTTTCTCTCTATCATAGCTTGCTAATCCCCATTTTGCGCTATTTACAGTCCCCAAAAATAGGGACTAGAATCCCCATAAATCGGAATTTGACCACCTTGGGCGCTAGACCTTAACTCTTCCTCTTGGTGGTCGCCCAACCAGTTAAGGCGGTCATCATGGCAATCACAGCAAAGAAACAATCCCTAGCACAAAGCATGAATCCCTTTGTGACGATCCAGTTAACGTCCGGCGTTCTTCCTCGTTTCTTGCAATTCAAGTCATATGATGAATCTGGCCAACACGTTTTTCATGTCACCTCGGACAAGAAACGTGCTCACCAAATGCCGCTGCCAACGGCCAAAGCTGTCTTGCACAAGCTCAAACGTGACTGGCCTCTGGCTAAAATCGCCAGTCTGGTTCAGTAAGGCCGTCATCATGGGTGATTTCATCTACTACGACAACGAACCCAACATCGGGATCAACGTGTATTTCGTTTGGGGGCATCGTTTCTTTAAAAACTGGCCTGAGTTTGAGCAATACCTTGCCATTCACTATGGCGCTGACCCATATCAACTGGTTGAAATCACTAACGAAAACTACAACGAATTGCTGTTAAAGGGGGTCTTTCATGCCATGTAAGCACCCTCACCATGACACGGTTCGCCCTGTCAAAGTTGACCACTTGGCTTTTACTTTCGCCTATTCGGACTTGCGCCACTTGGACAAAAGCAACGACCAAGACTTTATCAATCTACAGATGCCCGTTTATCACGAGCCAAAGACCCGAACCAAGGAACAAGGCGCGGTGTGCTCTACCTTGGAACAAATCGAGCATCATATGGAAGCGCACCGAAACAAAGTGTCCAAGATGCTCTTTCATCGCTTTGATTTGTTCATGTCCAAAATCATGGGCTTTCGCTTATCGCCTATGCGTGGTCGTGGCCTTCATGGTTACAACGATTCTATGGTCATTCTCGATATGACCGGACAAGTTGAGTGCGGCCTTGTCGGAATCGGCGGAAACAATGGAACCGTTTTTGTCCAAATCAACGGCACCGGTTGCACCAAACTTTTCGACCGTATCGAGGCGAAAAAGCTCTATTGGTGGCTTGCTCAGGTTCTGGGGGTGACTCGTCTTGTTCGTCTTGACTTGGCCGTGGACGATTACACCGGAAACTTTGACGCCAAGTATGCAGAGAAATGTTTCTATGAGGGCGCTTTCAGAACTTCCACACGTGGACAGGGCCCTTCACTTGTTGACCACCGTCGCGTAACCGAAAAGCGTGTTTATCTCGAGGAGGCCACAATTGTTGGCTCTCGCTCTTCTGCTGTTTACTGGCGCATTTACAACAAAAAACTTGAACAGAAAATTACTGACCCTGACCTGATTTGGTATCGAAACGAGGTTGAGCTGAAAAAGTGCGACATCGAGCTTTTAGCCGACCCTGCCGCCTCTTTTGCGGGTATCTGCCCTTTCGCGGCCTCTATCGAGTGTACGCCTCCGGTTAAGTTCTCTCGCAACAAAAAGGCTCAAGGTCTTGAGTTTATGGCTCGCATCGCATGGGTTCGCCGTCAATGTGGCGTGGCGTTAGCGGAAGTTATCGCCATGACCCAAGGCGACTTGGGCGAAGCATTCGGGATGCTTATCCCTCACAAACATAGACGCCCTGACTTTGAATTGCTCGGCGTTCCTGATTCATACACACAACTGAAAAACACAATATTGGAGTTAAGGTAATGGCTAACATCACTGGCATCGTCATCAAAACATTTCCCAAGTCGGGAACCACGATTGCAGAGCTGAACGTTCTGCGCCCTGTTGAAACCGTCAACGTTGAGAAGTTTGCTCAATACGGTTTAGGGCTAAACACGGATATTCCTTTCAACAAGCAGCCGCTGCGTATTGAACCTGCATACGCCAAGCGTCTGATTGAAACACGCGCTTTTGTTCCTAACCGTGAATATGACATTCGCTTTGGTAGTAACCCTGACGACCCATTGGAAGTCGTTGCGGTTGAGCTCATCCCCAAGGATGAGGACTTAAAGAAATACATGGCTGAAACATTGAAGAAGTAGGTCAAGAACATGAGTAATTGCGTAATTGCTTACAACGGTTATTTGATGCTTGCGCCTCAAGGCTTTGACTGCACTTACGTGGTTCTCACTCCTTCCGAGCTGGACGAAATACGCAATACCTCGCTTGGCTCGGTAACCATTGACCCTGACATTTACTACCACGTAAGCGGCTATCTCCTGTTGTCGTTTCTGTCTGGTCATGTCTTGGGTCGTATCTTGAAAACAATGGGGCGCGCATAGCCCTAAACCCTTAAATCAGTTGGAGATAATCCTATGAAATTTCGTAACATGGCTAAAAAATTTGGTGTAACTGTTGCTGCTACTGTGCCAGCTTTTGGTGTATTTGCTGCTGACCCTATCACCGATGCAATTACTGCGGGTGTTAGTTCTGGTCAAGGTAACTACACACTCGTCGTGGTAGGCCTGATTGCAATGGCCGCGCTCGGCTTTGGTCTGCGTATGATTGTTGGCGCAATGAAGTAATTACCCTATGGCTGAACTCTTGACCTCCACCCTGTCTGTGCTCTTTGGCCTTGGCATGGCTGGAGCGTTTATATACGGAGTTTATACGGGTGTGAACGCCTCCTAACGGGGGCGTTTTCCTTTGGGGGGCTATGCTGCGCACTCTTACACTGACGAACCTTGCACTATTACTGTTTCTTACCCTTTTTCTGTTACTTCTTCCGTCCAAGGCCAGCGCTGAGATTGAATGCCAAATCGGTATCTCTTCCGGTTCCGTGAGTTGGTCGGGTGAAACTCTTGGCGATAAGCCTTATACCTGCGCCCGAACTTGTCGTTACAACTTGGCCACAGTCGCTGTCTGCTTTGTGAATAATGGCACTTGTCATGGTGAATTCGTTTCTAATGGCAAGCACTGTTTGATGGATAACGGCCAAATTGATCCAAGCGATGGTTTGCGCTTTGGTGGTAATACCGTTATCCGTGATCCAAGCGCTGACCCTCAAAAACCTTGGGATCCGAATGCTCCCTCTTCTATGCCTGCTAAGGTTCAAAACGTGTTGAATAATATGCCTAGAGATACGACTAGCGGTATACAACAAGCGCAGGCCTTAAAAAATATGGCTTTCATTGAGGGCATGGGCGTTATGACGCTTGACGAGCTTCTAATTAAAAATTCTCAGCTACTCGATATAAACAAAGGCTTCTCTAGTCAAATCAATACGGTGACAGGTGCTGTTAATGCTATGCGCAATTTGTCGGACTATATCGAGAAGAATACGTTCCAAACTGCCCAACAGTCGCAAATGGCAAATAACACTCTTGCCAACATACTTAACAAGCTTAGTGATTCAGGCTCTGGTGGCGGCTCTGGCCTTCCTGATTCGCAGCTCAATTCTTTTATGGGTTCCATGTCTACGACTCGTAGCGTTATTAGCGCCAACTCTAATAACATCGTCAGCGCTGTTCGAGACGTTCGTGAGGCGGTTCGGCCTGTTGAGTTTGGAATTAATGCCGTAAATGAAAAGCTTCAACTGGTTAACGAAAACCTCGCAGGTTTAAGTGAGGGCTTGTTTTATACCATGGAAGACAACACGAACAAGATTGTCTCTGCTATTAACGCCAACGGTGGCGGCTCTGGTAACGGGGATTTATCCGGCGTTCAGTCCGGTATCGATTCCATCAAAACGGGCATCGATAACTTAAACGGCCTGCTTGGTGGTAACGGGTTAACTAAACCAGGTATTAGCTCTGGCGTTAACTTTGGTGAGACGCCTCTCTATGGCTCTGATTCTCTCGCGGCCTTAAACACCGAAATCACTGAGTTACAGAAAGAATACTCCGAGAAGATAAAGGACTTTCAAAAGCTCTTTTCCTTTGATGTCTCCAAACTCAACACGGGCGAATACAAAGAGCACTCTCTCTCCTTCCGGTTCGCCAACGGCCAAGAGACCTCTATCAAATCGAGTGTGTTTCCTGCTTTGGTGGCGAACGCTGGTTTAATCTCGTCGGTCATTCTGTTTCTTGCGGCCTTGGCAGGTCTTCGAATTGTCATGGGTGGAGGGGATAAATAATGCAATTCTTACTCGATTTATTAGGTGCGATTGGGAATGCCGGTGATACGGTCGTTGAGTTCTTCAAGTCCATCCCCGATTACTTCGAGCAGTTTGTCATTTGGGGCAATGCTTGGTATGTCAAATTAAAGCTTACTTGGCTCATTCTCTCTTTAGAGCTGGCCTACAAAACCGCGCAATACCTGCTTAATGATATTGGCTTTAACGATATGCTCGCGAGCTTCTTTAATGCCTTGCCCGATGAACTGCGTTATTACGCCTTCTTATTCAAAATCCCTCAAGCCATCGGCATTTACTTTAACTGTATGGCTACGGCTTTCGTTTGGAAAATCACAAGGTTTTAATCATGGCGATATTCATTAGAACGGGCGCGAACGGCTCCTATAAATCTGCTTATGTGGCCTACTTTGTCATTTATGAAGCGCTCAAGGCTGGCCGTGTGGTGGTGACCAATTTGGAAGGTATGCAACCTCTCGATGAAATTGAGCGCCGCTTTGATATGCAGTTCCCTAGCACGGCTCGCCTTATCCGTATTTTCAGCCGAGACAAGAACGGGATAGAGCTCTGGCAACACTTCTTTTGCTGGTGTCCGATTGGTGCGCTCATTGTGATTGATGAGTGCCAAGATATTTTCTCTAAGAACATTGGCTTTCGATTTGAGAAAGTCTTTTATCGTCCTTTGGCCGAGTTCCTTCCTAAGCTCCCGCCAGACTATGAGAGTTTCTTTAATTCCCGTTATGTTCCGGCCGATATGTCACAGCTCCAAGCTTGCGAGTCAGATGATAGAGGCGTGGCCGAATACGATTCTGAGGGGCGCATCATTTACCCGCTCTCGTTCAATGAGGGCTTTATGCGTCATCGTAAATACAACTGGGATATTCACTTGCTCTCGCCTGATTGGGGCAAATTGATTCGGCTATCCGTGCCTGTGCGGAAGAGTGTTATTTCCACAAAGGCCGTGACGCTTACTTTTGGGCGGTGCGTAAACCTTACATCTATAAACACGCCAAGAATACGAGCACACCAGTTATTCCCAAGGGTAAAGACCCAAACGTCACGACGAAGAAAATTCCGCTTGATGCGTTCTTACTTTACAAGTCCACATCGACGGGGAACGCGCAGAACGGCAAAGGGGTAAACATGATTTTGAGTAACCCAAAAATCATGGTCGTTCTACTTATTGGCATACTTGGCATGGGGTACTTTCTTTATGGTCTATCCGGTTTGGTTTTTGGTTCTTCTTCGTCGGTGGCGAACACGGCCGCGCAAACGTCTAACACTTCCCCCCACTTCTGACCCGTCCACTGTCGGCCATCAAACGAGTGGGCAAAATGCTCCTGCTTTACCTTCTGGTGGGAACGGCGGTCAAGCTAGCGCTCTTTCCCCTGCTCCATCTCATCGGATTGACACCATAAAGCAGATGCTCGGCCTTTATGACTTGCAGAATCTCTATTACACCGGACACACCACGCGTCAATCGGATAAAGGCTTTCAGTTCTTTGTCACTCTTGAGGCCAAAACACCGGAAGGCACTTATTACCTTGATGACTCATTTTTGAGGGCTAACGACATTGCTTATGTGCATTACGATGACTGCTTACTCAAGCTCACCAAGGAAAACATCACTATTAACGTTACCTGCAAGCCGATGCTTCGCGAGCCAGTGGCTGAACTGCAAGGACAGCCGCAGCAAGTGAAGTTAGGCGCGCTATTTTAGAGGTGAACTCATGGAACAAATCGTTATCACGGCCAATCAACTGGCTACGCTCATCGAAGCGTCTTATTTCTATAACTTCGTGGCCGTTCTCTCGGCGCTTCTGGTCTATGACGTTCTTGGAGCGTTCCTCACGGTTGGCCTTTCCAACCTAAGAGCCTACCTAGAGAAACGTTCTTCTAAGGAGGATCATTAATGGATCCAGTTATTCCACCCGCTGAGTTTGTCTCTCGATATCTCTTCAATAGTCCAATTGGCGCTTATTCACGTGTCGGGCCACCGACTTTATTGGAGTTTTACGAGCGCCGCTTTTACTTGGCCAAGATAGAAATGAAGCTTATCAAGCACTTCTATTCCTTATAGAAAGCTTATCCACAAAAACTGTGCATATCTTTTTTGATTGTTGAAACACTTTTCAAGAAGCTTGATTTGTGTAACAGATTTCATAATCTTGATTGTTGTAACCTATATCAAGTGTCTTGAAATCTGTTACAGGAATCAATTATGTCATACTGCAGAGCGAGAATGTCCGATGAAACAATGGCTGCCTTTGATGAGTTTCAACGAGAATTAGGCACTGATTACCTTTCAAATCCTGAGTATGCGATGCGTCTTGCTCGCTCTTATATCGACAAGCACCCTGTTTTTCACTTTATTGACGGCATTGGTACACCGCTTTACGTGAATAATGAATGTGCTGAGCGCATTGCTGCCCTTCAAAAGCCCAAACACGGAGGAAAGCGCAAGGGCGCTGGCCGTAAGAAGCAAGAGCCAACGGTCTTAGTTCGCGTTCCTCAGTCTATTGCTGACTTGCTCATCGAGTTCAAATCGGACTATGCCCGCTTGGATGACGAATCAAAGGATCTTATTCGAGAGAATTTGATGGCACTTGTTAAGAACTTACCCGTCCAAGAGTAAGAAAGTTTCAAATAAATCGATTTATTCAGATTCCAGCCGTCCGCCGCAGTCATCAGCTTTGCTGATGCGAGGAGACGGAATTTCTGCAATGTCCATCTAGACAGCGGTCGCTGTGAAGCTAATTTTTTCCCCGACTATCTCGCGCCTCAGTGCGCGACTTTCGAGCTTCGCTCGATGCCCCGCAGGGACTAGGCCATAACGTTAGCCTCAACACACTCTGAACGTATGCTACTGCATATCCGAAACACTCTAAGCGTTCGCGGCGGTTCGCTTGATTGCTAAAGCGCGCCAGTCAGTCAAGTGATCATCAATACTCTTGCACCAGAAAAAACACCCTTCGCCCTGCCAAGCCATAAAAGAAGTTTCAGCAAGCGCTGTGGGTAGCAGCATTTTCTCGCGGAATTGGCCACAACTAGGCGCGGCGAGAGTCGAGCAAGCCTCATTCTTTGGGTTTTGTCTTGATTGGTGTGGTGCGCTTAGCGCGCGCACAAGGAGTGGACTACGACGCGGAGCAGCGCAAAGCGCCCACCCCCGAGCTGTATCACGGGGGTAGATTCCACCACACTCCAAGGCTTCAGCGTGTCTTTTCCACCATCGAGCAACTTTCCTTTCTTAAAAGAAAAAGCCGCCTAAGTCGGCGGCCATTCATTGCAAGCAAAGGTGTCTATCATCTTGAATCTATCGTTCATCGCAAACACTAAACGACAGACTTGCGGCATTCAATACTCTTCTGTATAAAACGCGATGGGCAACAAAGTGCTTATGCAATTGTTGGGGTTATTAGTTGCATTAGTATCATTACATCAAGTGATTAGACGGTTTACGGCCTGCTGTAATACTTATTAAAGTTTGAGTGTAAAGTAAATGAGGAATGAAAATATGATTAAAGAATTTTATATCAATAACCTATACGATGAGAGAAATGTCAGAATACCCTTTGACTCTGAATATAAGATAATTGTTGCAGAGAATGGATATGGAAAAACAACCATATTAAACTCTTTTTACGCACTTATATCAGGAGATATTTCAAAGCTAAGGAAGGTTGTATTTGACTCCATAGGTATAGTCTTTTCCGATGGCGTCGATATTTCGTTTAAAAAATCAGATTTCGATGCGGATCTAGAATTTATTAGAGGGCATCACTTTTTTGAACATCTTCAAGCTCGTCTGGGTGAGGACTTCATACTTCATCTTATAGATGACGTACGGAAGTTTCCACCACACTTAATGGAAAGATCCGCTCTATTTAGGCGCGCGATGAGCTCTTTAGATATTCCCGCTTCAATTCTGAGAGATTATTTAAGTGAGGTTAGGAGTAATAGGCCAAATAAAAGAATCAATTCTTCCACACAAGAGAAGCTGGATAAGATACAGAAAAAATTCCCACTGAAAACATTGCATTTACCTACCTATCGCCGAGTAGAAGAAGATATTCGTGCCTTCAGTGGTGTTAAAGATGAAGCACCATTAGGAAACTCCTCAATTAATTTCGGAATGAGTGATGTAAAAACAAGTATTAAGAAAATTACTTCCGAAATTTTGAGCTCATCAGTAGAGTGGTTTTCTAAAATTAATGGGCAGATGCTGTCTCAACTTGTAAATGGCTTTTCAGTAACCGAAGAAATGAGAGCGTCGATATCAAGCCCTAGGGCTGTAGAAATTGTATTGGAAAGAATTGGTAAGAACATTTCACCATCTCATAAGGAGCAAATACTGTCTTTGGTAAACAGTGGCGATATTCTTAATGGGCATGAGCCATTAATTTATTTTGTAAGCAATCTACTAAAAGTCTATGAACAACAACAAGATAACGATGACGCGATTCAGCAATTTACAAAGGTGAGCAACAAATATTTAACCGACAAAGAAGTTGTTTATGATGAAAGTAATGTGACTATTGAAATCATACGAAAGAAAAATGGTCGAACTGTAGATATAGAGAGCCTATCTTCTGGTGAAAAGCAGATTATTTCGTTATTTGCACTCCTCTATCTTCAGAAAAAAGAAGACTTGGCAATATTTTTTGACGAGCCAGAATTATCTTTATCAATGGAGTGGCAAAAAACATTACTCCCCGACATAGTAGCGTCTGGGAAGTGTAAGTTTTTATTCTCAACTACACATTCGCCGTTTATCTTTGAAAATGAACTGGAGGCTAATACAGTAGACTTGGCCGAATATATCGAGGAATTGTAATGTCTAGGGTGAATGCATTAACTAAAGCCCGGGGCAATTTGTCAGTTAAATTTATGGAGTTTACGAGAGTTGCCTCTAAAGAAAAGTATGCAGTTTTCTTCGAGGGGGAAGACGAAAAATACTATTCAATAAGGATAAACAGTATAAGACCAGACATTCGATGGTCAGGAATAAATTGTGGCGGAAAAGAGAACGTAGTTGAGCTAAGGAAAAAAATCCGGGGGCACAAAACCTATTCAAATGCGCCCTGTATGTTTTTTGTTGACGCTGACTTTGATGACAATAACACTATTCTTGAATTTCATGATGTATATGTAACACCTTGCTACTCAGTTGAAAATCTCTATATCAGTTCAGAAGCATTCACTGGAATCCTCAGTGCGGAATTTGGCATAAGTGATTCACTAGAAAATGAATCATGTTATACAAATGCAATTGCATTGTTTGAGAATATTAAATCCGCATACATTGCCGCCATCAAACCTTTTAATTGTCTTTTTCGAGAACTTCGCTTAATGGAAAAGTATGGTGACCTAAAGGGCAGTTTGAATATCAACAACATCAAGCTTGAATATTTGGTTAAAATTAACCTAGAGTCTGTAGAAAAAGTCTACAATGAAAGAAATCCCAAGCTATTATTTCCTGATTTGGCAGATGACTTTCATGTCGATTTAGAGCCTTCCGAAATGTACTTTAATAACTTACCGGGAGAGCTTTGGTTTAGGGGGAAGCAGAACTTAGAGTTTTTTAGGGTTTTTCTTGAAAATATTAAGGCTGAAAGATGTAAAAAAAGCTCACGCAAAATTTTTCAAAGCAGGGGCAATGTAAAGTTGCAAATTTCTAAAAGCAATTGTATTTCCGAGCTTAGTCAATACGCTGATACTCCACCGTGTTTAAAAAATTTTTTAGAAAGGCAGGCAGAATTTAACTCTGCGGCATAAGTGCTAACAAACAAATTCAGGTGACGCCTTTGGTGCACCTGATTTGAGCGTTGAAAAGGGGCTTATAGCCCCTTAATTCTTACCATTGCTCTGGCGTATTTTAGAAGTTTAGAACGAGCTAGATTATGTTCTGGTGCTTCAATCTGCATGATTGCTATTGCAAATAAGATTTGTTGGGGCGCTACCCTGTCACCTGTGGGTAGGATTAGCCGCCCACCTTCCATACGAAAGCCCCACCACTCATCACCGTAATAGAGTTCTTTCCTACTGTGCCATCGCATTAGCCTTTTACAGATTGGTGGTATCTTCTCCCCCTCGTCCCACCGTTTGACTTCGCTCACAGTTTTAAAACAAAGTTTTGCGGTTTCTTCGATGCTTAATCCGCATTCAAATTCACGAAAAACAAAGTTTTTTGTCATTTCTTTTCGATTCAC